TGGTGCTAAATCTGAACAAGATGTAGATTTGTTTATGGCTAACATAGCTAAAGAAATAGAACTTACTAATACTGCTGCTGTAAATGGTATGAAACAGTTTAACGCTAATTCTGCAAATGCTGCGGAATCTAGAGATGCTAATCGTTTATCAGACTATGAAAAGTTTAATGCTAGTATGAAACAAGACATGTCTAAGTTTAATGAACAAGCAAGAAATAATAGAGATGCTTTTAATGCTACTAATGCAGCAGCAGTCGAAGCAGCAGATATAGCTGATAAAAGACGAAGAAACGAAATAGATACAGCAACTACCAATGCTATTAATATGCAGAATGCTTCTAATAGTTTTAAATTATCTACACAATCATTAGCATTTTTAAATCAAGAAATGAGAGATCAAGCAGATTATGAATTTAAAGCTTATGAAAGTGCTGAGTCAAGAGCAGCTTCTATTGTTGTTGCTGCTTTAGGCGCAGCAGATAATACTTTTGATGATTCCAAATGGAACACTAACATGAAGTCAAGTATTAATATATTATTAGGTTTAATAGGATAAAAATATGAAAAGTTTTTTTAAAAAAATTGGTAAGGAACTTAAAAGAGGATTCAGAAAAATTGGAAAATTTATGAATTCTAAAATTGGTAAAATTATGGGTGGTGTTTTATTAGCTTGGAATATAGGAAGTATTTTTGCAAGTTTATATAAAGGAGTAGCAGGAGCAGCTACTCAGTCAGCAGCTGTAGGTATACCGGGATCATCAGCTTCTCAAATAGCCACTGAAGCAGCTACAGGAGTTTCATCAGTAGGTATACCGGGATCAGCAGCTTCTCAAGCAGCTACGCAAGCGGCTAAAGCTGCTGCTAATCCTTTAGCTAATGCTACTATAGATTCTGCTGGTAAAATTTTAATTAATAATGGAAGTGATTTAGCTAAAGTAGCACAAGGAGTAACTCAAACAGCTTTAGCTAAAGGTGCTGTATATAGCAGTATAGCTGAATCTTCAGCAGGTTTAGAAGCAGCTTTACAAGAAAATTTAAAAGTAGAAGCTACTAAAAAAACTACTAAAGCTGTAGTAGCAGAAACTGCTGCTGCTGTAGGAGATGCTAGTGTTCCTGTAATAAATGCTCCTACTCCTAATGCTGATAATGTAAATATTGTTTTTGATAATCCAGATGAATTAAAAGAAATATTTAGCGGAAACTTGGATGACGCAGCTACTAAAAAATTAAATCTTTTAAAGACAGGACAAACTAACTTACCTAATGTAAATGCAGCAGGACAAAAGTTAAGTGAAACTCAAATGAATAATCAACTTGTATGGAATAGTACTCCGACATCTGTAAAACAAGAATTTTTAGCTAACAAAGCTAATCGTGCTTTTTACACAACTGATTTGCAAAACTTAACTTCTACTTTTAAAGCTCCGGTAGAATACGGATCTTCAGAATTTGGTACTTTAGGTGATGCTTTTAGAGGCGGTAAAAACGTGTTTGAAGGCACTGCTAACGTAGGTAAAAAAATAATGGATACTTCTATTGGTGAAGCAACTGACGGCAGAATAGGAGGATTTTTAGGTCGTAGATCAGCAGCAGGTACAGCATATACAGGAGTAACAACTGTTGCTTCGTTGCTTGCAGAGCCTCCTGAAGAACCTTTTACACCTAACTATGAAGCTAGATCTATAGCAAAACAGTTAGGACAATCATCAGAAGCTATAGCTATGCAACCTTTAAGTCAAGGCCCTGCTGATATGTATATGCAAATGGATTGGACAAGCCCTGATTATTTTAAACAGCTTATGGCTATTAATAACAATGCAGGAATGTCCTATGCTTATGGTGGCGGAGGTATGAATGCTGGACGTTACGGTTAAATAAAGGAATATTAAAATGGCAGATACAGATATAAATCAAGATGTAGTAGCAATGGTTAAACCTTTTGAAGGCCCTGTACCCGGACAGTCTTTAACTAACTCTCCGGGTAATTACGCATGGGAAAAACCTCCTGAGTTTGTAACAGTTAAAGATGCTCTTGATGATATTTATATTTCGTTAATTCAGAAAGAAAAACTTTTAGCTCTTGTAGAAATACTTGCTGAAGGTGCTTACGATATTATTACTGTAGCTCAAATGCTTTTAGAAAAAGGTTGGAGAGACGGTAAGTGGAATACTGAGTTAATGCTGCTACTCGCAGAGCCTACTATAATTATTATTATGGCTATAGCAGAAAGAGCAGGTATTGGAGATTACGAAATTTACCAAGGTGAAAACCAAGAGTTAGATGAAGAAGATGCAGATCAATTTGTAAAAGACGTAGCTAAAGATATTAATCAAGACATGACTTTTAAAGGTATGAAAATGCCGCCAGTTAAAAAAGAAAGTGTACCTACAGAAATTCTTGAAAGCATCGAAACAGCAGAAATTCCTAAAGCTAGTTTGCTTCAGAAACCAGCATAATTTATTTACGGAGTATTTTAAATGAGTGATAAAGATAAATGGCTTGGAATTGTTGAATCTGTAGCAGGAATGAATATAGGTGGAAGACAAAAAGGCCCTAGCAGATCTAGAAGACGCAATCAGGCATTGTTAGGTGTCGTAGGTTCTTTGTGGAAAAATTATGAAATAGATCAACTTAATCAAAAAGTAGATACTGACAACATACAAAACATGTTTGAAACAGCTAGAGCACATAAAGATTTAATACGAGCTAAAAAATCAAACGAACAATCTCAATATTTAATGGAACTAGCTGGTAGAGATATTGATTATAGTAATTTAGAAGCTTTAAAAAGTTCTCCTTTAAGCGAAAAAGCTTGGAGACAAGCGATTAATTCTAACGAACAATTAAGAGAAATATCTGATCTTAATCCTGAAGAACAACTTTTAAAAAGTCCTGCTTCTTTTAAAAGAAATTTAAAAAGACTAGAACAAACAGGACTAGATAATAAATCTATACAGAATTTATCTTCAGCAGTTACTAATCTATATGATAGTCAAATGAAAAACTATCAAAATTTATTACTACAAGGTAAATCTGTTGCTGTTGATGAAATTACTCCTTTTTTAAAGCAAGCTCAGCAAATGAAAATTAAATTTGACGGTAGTGAGTCTTCGTTACTAGATATTTTAAGTGGGCGAGCTAGAAGAAATATTACTAGACAAGATCAAACATTTGATCAATTTAGATCAGAATTTATTACACAGCCTCAATTAGAAGCTAAAAGAACTATAGCTAAATTAAAACAAGTAGATCCTAATAATGTACAACAGGCTCAAGAAATTCTTAGTGGTCAAAATAAAGATGTATTTTATTTAGGTTTACCCGCTCAAACAGTTACCTTACTACAAGCTCAGCCTAATAGTGAAAAAGTATGGAATCAATTAAACGAAATTATTACTAAAGGTGGAACTAACTTAACTCAAGAAGATGTAACTTCCGCAGCTAATAATTTAATTTCAGGATTTTTAAGTCCTAATTTAACAGACACTCAGTACGCTTATTCTAAAATAATAACAGGTATGAGAAACGCAAAAGTTCCTGAAAAAAATATTGAATTAATTCAAGAAGATCTTTTAAGATTTACAGCTTTACCTACAGGAGCTGAACTACAAAATAGATATTTAAATATTCAAGAATATCAAGATTGGCAGTCTAGCATGAAAGAAATAGTAAAAAATACTAGAGCTAATGTTGAAAAAAATATTAAAAATCCTAGAGAACGTAAAACAAGATTAGAAGAACTTCGTATTTTAGAACAACAACTTACTTTTGATGTAAAAAAAGCAGGTACAGATTATGGAGCTTTAGGAAATACAGTAAGACAGTATTCTTTAGATGCAGCAGGAACAGGTACTCCTGAAAATTTAATTCAAAGTTTAAACGATAAATATAATCCTGATTCTGAAATTATAAATGTTGGCGGTTTTTTAGAAGCAATAGCAAACTCTGAAGAAAATCAAGATATAGTACAACAAGATCTTCAAGATTTTAGTAGTCTTGTACAAGATTCTAAAAATCAAGCTATTTTTAGTTCTTATAATATAGATATATTAAACAGAGGTATGGATCAATTCAATGCTTCAGATAGAACTTTAGCTGGTATGGATGTTGTTAATAGTTTATCTCTTAATAATGACTATGTAGAAACAAGAAAAATTTTACTTAAAGAAAGTGGTATGGCTAGTGAACAATTAGCACAATTTGAAAGTTATATAAAATTACAAGTAGATCTCTTATCTTCTGAAACATTAAATAATAATAGGTTAGGTACTAGATACATTTCAGAAGAAAATCAAATGGCGTTTACTTTAGATTATTTAAATAAAAACTTCACAGTAATAGATGATGTAGTTAGCATACCTACTAATGATACTACTATAGCTAATGAGTTTAAACAATTTATTAAAAATATAGATTATACAACAATAGGTAATTTAAGTGTTAACAAAAAAACTAAAGAAACTAAATTAACTGATGACGCTATTTCTTTAATAACAACAAATAAAAATGATCCTAACAAATTAACTTCTTCTTTAAATACAATTATAAATTCTTCTGAAGATCCTCTTGTTCAAAGAAAAATTATACAAAACATTTCTTTAGTTTTACAAAAACTGGAAATGGGAGATATAGATGATCTTTATGATATAGATGGAAATAATTTAGTTTTAAAATCTAATTTTGAAAATCCTGAAGTACAACAACCTACAATAACTAAGCAAGAAATTAATGATTGGAAAAATTTTACCCCACATAGACGAGCAATGTCTGATGAAAAAGTTGAAGAAATACTTATACAAAATCAAACTCCTTGGTTTAATGCAGAAGCTTGGGCAAAGCAAAACGAACAACGAAAAATTGAAAAAAAAGAAGCTCAAAAAAGAGCATTAGAAGCTCTTCAAAAATCTTTAGATGAGAATTAAAAAATGACTAAATTTACAGATAAAGAGTTAGAGTCTGTTTTAAGTAATTTTGACAAATCTTCTTTTAGTTTAAAATCTAAAAATTCTTTTAGAGGTAAAACTACTTTAGATACTTTAGAAAACGATAACGAGTTTTCATCAACTGCTGAAAGATTTTTAACAAGCATTGGAGAAGATGACGATACTGTTGAATCTTTGTATGAGTATATGCGTGATGCTGACTATAACTTAGCGTCAGGAGCTTATCGTGCTTTTCAAGAACTGCCTAACTTTTCAGATCAGCAAAAGAAAGATTATAAGTATCTTAGAACTAAGTTTGAAAATGCAGACACTGGCGGTTTAAAGCAGTGGATGAGAGCAACGGCTGACATAGGCATAGACGTAGCTACAGACCCTACAATGATTCTTAGTGCTCTTATGGTTCCGTTTACTGGAGGGCTTTCTATGGGCGGTCGTGTGGCTGCTGGTGAAGCTACTAAGATGGGACTAAAACGTATTGGTAAAAGTTTAACAAAAGAAATACCTGTAACTCCTATGGGTTTAACACGCACTGGTAAAAGTTTTACGCAGACAGTGCCTTTAACAAAAATTATGCGGGATAGTAATTTACTTAATATAAAAGGTGGTACAAGTAAAGCTAAGGCAGCTAGATTAAAAGAAATTAAAGCTCACTTTGGTGCTGATGTTAAACAGACTGCATTAATAGGAGCTTCAGAAGGCGCAGTATTTTCAGGAGTAGCTGAGTATTTAAAGCAAGAACAAGACGATGTAGATGGTATTAATTTACGTTATGGTCTAGATGTATTTGATATAGGTGCGTCTACTGTTTTAGGAGCTGTAGCTGGTGGTGCTTTAGCTGGTGGTATTACAAAAGTATCTCAGAAAATGGACTCTGAAGTACGTAGGACAATAGAAAAGTTTTCAGATGAAAGACTTCTAGACGAATCTGACGGTGCTTACAGAGCAGCTAGAGCAGCCGAGTATGCTATTTCAGCTACTATAGGAAAGCCAACAACTCGTTTTAAAACTCTTTCTAATTCTTCTCCTACGTTAGCTGCTTTACTTACTAGGTTTCGTTACGATACTTTTAAAGAAGGTGGAGGTTCTGGATTTTTAGGAACTGGCTACAACGAAAAGTTACTAGAACAAGCTAGGGCAGGAGTTACTTCAAGTAACACGAGCTACAATCAACAGCTTAACAACAGAACAGGTAAATATATTGGAAAATATGAAGATGCTATCCGTCCTTTATTGAAAAAAGAAAAATTATCTGATGAAGATAATATTCTTTTAGATTCATTAATGAGAAATAAAGATTTAGAAAAACTTTTAAAAGACCCTATAAGAAAAGACGATGAAGCACCAGCAGCATTTACAAAAAGATTTAAAGCAACAAGAGCTGCACAAAATAAAAAAGCTTTAAACATTTATGGTGATCAAGGTGTAACTTTAAACCACATAAATACTATACGCGAGTCAAGAAAATTAACTGACTCTGCACTTGAAGAATCTAAATCAGTAGGTCTGTATACACGTAAATTGTTTAAAGGCCCTAATGCTTGGTTTGCAAGACGCTGGAAAAAAAGTGTAATTGAAGAAAACAGAAATGAATTAGCTGAAATTATGATAGAACAAAATGCTGTTTCGTTATCTGACGATATAGTTTTACAGTACTTACCTAAAGATCAGCAAAAACAATACAAAGAATTAATGCAGTATACAAATCTGTACGAAGATTTACTTGTAAACTTTAAAAGATTACCTACTTCAGAAGTTAAACTTCGTATAGACGCTTTAGATGTTAAGTTTAGACCTGAAGAAAAAAGAATGGATGGTACTCCTGAAGCGTTAATAGATATGCTTCATGAAATTCAACAACGTAAATATGATTTAAGTAATACATTACCAGATAATTCAACTATTAAAGCAGAAAAATTTAGAGTAGCTAACGACATTATCGATACTATGGTAGATAAACGTAACTTAGTTAACGATGTAGATAGTGAATTTAGTACTACCATGACTCCTTCATCATTTAGCTCTCGTAATTTATATATGCTTGACGATAGCACTATAAGTAAGTTTATAGACAATGATTACAATACTTTAATGCGTGATTATTTAACCGATACTTCAAGAGCTATGACACGTAAAGAACTTTTTGGTATTAATACTGAAGAGTTTAGTCGTAATTACTTAGATAAAATTAGAGATGAGCTACAAAACGCAGGTGGAACTTTAAAAGAAAATGATCGTGCTGATTTAGTTGATATGTTTGAATATGCTACAGGTTTAAAAAATACAACATTTGAAAGTGGTAAAGGTCAGACAGCTTCAGACTACGCTAAACTTTCACAGCAGATGGCTCACTTGCCTTTAGCCACGTTCTCAAGCCTTACAGAAGCTTTTATTCCTTTAACTAGGGTTTCTACAGGGACTTACTTAAAAGGTATAGGGCAAGCTATTAAAAGCTGGTCAAAGACTAATCAAAAAAACACTATGGATATTCTTCAGTCTGAGCATGGTCTTACTAAAGAAGAAGCTAATAGAGAAATGCACAGAGTGTATTTAGGTTTAGAGCAATCAGTTGCACAACGTATTGACAGCATTGCAGGAGAAGGCTTACAAGGATCTATAGCTAAAAAAATACAAACTGCATTTTTTAAAGTTAACTTACTAAGTCAGTGGACACGTACTGTACAGCTTGCTTCGTTTACTATGGGTAAAGATTTAATAACTAAAAATCTTAGAACTGTAGCAGAGTTTCAAGGTACAAAACTTAGTGGCGGTCAAAAAAAGAAACTAAACAGAGCAACCCAAGAACTATATGACTTAGGCGTAAACATACCTCAAGGTGTTTCTTGGGTAAAGAATGGTGCTAAAAGATATTCAGGTCGTAAAAATAGAAACACTAATATACAAGAATGGAACTCTTTTTACGAGCAACAAGTAATGCAAGGAGCTTCTAGATTTGCTAATGAAATTATTCTTGATCCCTCTAAAGCTGCTGTAACTAGACCGCACGTACAAACTTCAGCTACAGGTTCTATCTTATTTCAATTTTTAGGATACCCCACTGCTTTTAGTAATACAGTTTTAAAAAATTACTATACTCAAATAAAGCGAGATCCTTTGGTAGGTACTGCTAAGGTTGGTTCTACTGCTTTGTTTATGACAGGAGTAGCCACAGGTTTAAATGGTTTACGTACTGCTGGAGAAAGTTTTGAAAAAGATCCTGATGAAATTATTGTAGATTCTATTAGTCGTTGGGGTGGTTTAGGCTTTGGGGAATACATTAGAAATGCTAAAACAAACGCTGAAGTTGGTGGAGGCACATTAGGTACTCTTGCTAAGTCAGTTACAGGCCCTATTGTAGGAGATGCAGTCGACGCTATTCTATATCGTAAAGGCCCTACTGAATTAGCAGCAACTAACCTTCCTTTTTATTCTATGATTCCTTCTAAGTTTCGTAAAGAGTATGTCAAAAAACCTGCACAAGAAATAGATTATACAGCAGGAGTAATGGCAGGGTTACGTAAACCTAGACAAGAACCAAGTTTATATAGTGAGTTTGCTAAACCATATAAAGATTTTAAAAAAGCTTACGATAGAGATAGAAACTTTGCAGGTGGTTTAATTGATAGGTTTATAGAGCGTACAGGAGAAAATCCTAGTGCTCGCGTAGATAAAACAACAGGAACATCTTACGAAGAACAAGCAGGAGCTATACTTCAAAATAGAAAAACTTTTAGACTAGGTGGCTTTATACGTAAAGGTATCCAATCCTACATGTCAAAGTCAGGTAAACCTGTAACTTTAGCAGAGCTAGAAGCAGATCCAATGTACCAAGAATTAGCTCCTATGCTGCGTAATATGGAAACTGTAGATGAAGCAGCAGTTTTAAAAGATGTTAATTCTGGTTTTGATATGCAGCTTACTCCTGAAGAACAGAATTATTACACATCTTCTTTTGTAGAAAACTCAGTAGAAGCTAAAGATGTTTATGCTGTAATAGGTGAAGAAGCAGACACTGGGTTGTACGGTTCTAGAATGGGATCTTATGCTCCTAAGTATAAAGAATCTGAACGTGCTCCTAATGTTGGAATGTCTAAGAATAAAATTAGAATTCGACAGCCTTTAAAGCTTGAAGAAGAAATGCCCGACATACCTTTTTACTTAATTTATAATAGTAAATTTATTTCTAGAATGAAAAACTCTAAAAAGTTTGAAGCTCTTAAAAAAGATATAACTAAAAAATTAGACATTGTACAAAATATTGATGATTCTAATTCTTTATTTGATAAGCAAATAATAGCTGATGAAGTCCTTACTTCTGGAAACAAACAGCTTTATAAGTTACTTAACGAAGAAGGTTACGATTCTATTGAGTTTAACGGTTCTGAAATATTTAAACCTAACCTTACTAAAAGTACAATATCTCAAAATCCTTCTACGTTTAAAGTTCCTCTTGTTAAAACAGTAACAGGAAAAGAAACAACACCAAAATTACAAGCTGTGTTAAATGCTAACGAAGCTGGTGGAATGTCTTCTTATTTAAAACAATTAGAAGCAGAAGGTTTAAAAGATCCTAGAGAAGCAGATACTTCATATAGCATTATTGAAGACGGTGATCCTGAAAATGCTATACCAGAACAATTAGTAGATATGGAAATACCTACTGAAGATTTACTAGGCTCACAAGTTGATAAAATTTTAGCAACTACTGAAGGCAGCTCAATCAAACAGTATTTAATTTTTAATCAAGAACAGATACTACCTTTTGGTCTTACAGAAACTCCAACAAAACAAGAATTAAAATTTGTAAATGAATCATCAGTAGAAGATCGTTTAGGTTTCTTAGCTGAAAACGATGTAGAAAGAATAGGTGTAGAACCTAGAGATATTTTAAAAACAATAGAAAGAGACGGAGTATTTAATCTTATCTCGACAGCTACAAAGGATAGTTTTGGATCTGTTATTTCTTACAAAGAATTAACTCCAGAATTACTTGAAGATTTAGTTAACAATAATTCTTTAAAAGCAGATTCTGCACAGCTTAGTTCTTTAAAAAATACTTTGAATGCTGCACGTATAAAGCAGCAACAAGGTTTTGAAGTTATGCAAAAAGGTAAAAAGATACGACAAAAATACATAGTTTCTGAACAGTTTTATGTAGAGCTAGAAATTATTCCGGGTCAAGAATCTTTAAATGTAAGTAATGCTCTTACAACTAAAGAATTACTTACTTCTGTTAAAACCAGCAATAAGTTTCTTTATCATCCTGAAGACAACAATATTTTAACTAACAAAGCTAGAAAGTTTCGATTATTAAATATTGATGCAGACGATCTCCAACAACCACTTGAAGAATACCCTAGTCAAGAAGTTAGTGTTTTACGATCACTTACTTTAAATCAAACATTAAAATCTTTTGATGACAACATACAAGAAATTTCAGAACAAATTGTGCCTAAGAAAAATAAAAAAACTGGAGAACTTTTAAAGCAAGGCTTAACTGATAAAGAATATAAATTACTTTTAAGTAAGTCTGAAAAAGAAAGATTTAAACCTTTTAATAGAACTAAAACAATAGATAAAAGTAAAGGCACTCAGTACAAAGGAAGGTATGATAAATCTTTAGATCAACAATTAGAAGAAGTAGAAGATGTTGAATTTTTTAATCCTGATTTAGGAGAAGAACCTACTGATGTTTCTGAAGCATCTGTTGTAGAAAAAGCAAACTATGAAAATAGGTTTTCTAAAGGTGTTACAAGTAAGCAAAGATTTAGTTTAGAAGCAGGAGAAAGATTTAAAAAAGAAAATCCAGAGTTTGATGATCCAGATTATGTTCCAGAAGAATTAGAAATTTTAGAAGACAATAGTTTTACAGCTCAAAATCTTGAAACTTATGAAGACATAGTTGACCCAAAAGATAAAATTATTTTACCTTCTTTAATACCTAAAGAAAAGCAAGTAGAAATTAAACCTTTTGTTTATGATGACAAAGGCACAAAAGCTTGGGCATTCTATAGTCAGAAAGATGACGTTATTTATATAGATGATAAAGAATTAGAAAAAAGATATGCCTTAAAAGCATGGCTAACTCCTAAAAAAGAAGGCGTTAACCCTCTTCCTAAAAATGCTATTAATAGTTTAGAAGATTGGAGAAGCTTTATACATGCACACGAACGATCTCATACTATTAATAAAAGAAGAGAAAATGAAGATTTACCACAGTATGAAAATAGAACAAATAAAATTGCTTTAGCTGATTTAATATATCAAAAAGAAATAAATAAAAGAAAACAAAAATTTAAAGGTGGTAAAGTCTTAAAAGCATTGAAGAGGAAAGTTAATAATGTATAAATATTTTAGCATAGATGAGCTTAAATGTCAACACTGTGGCGAGCACAATATGGATGAATCTTTTATGGTTAAAGTAGAAGCATTACGCCAAGACTTAGGTTTTCCTTTTGTAGTTACATCTGCTTACCGTTGTAAAGACCACATCATAGAACGCAAGAAGAAGGCTCCTGGAGCGCATTCTACTGGACACGCACTAGATATCGCAGTAAGCGGAGATCAGGCTTACAGGCTCCTTACAGAGGCTCTGAACGTAGGTATGACAGGCATAGGTATTAATCAGAAAGGCCCAAACAGATTTATCCATTTAGACGACATTGAGTGGGCTGAGAACCGCCCTAGACCTTGGGTATGGAGTTACTAGATGACTGTCTTAAACGCTCTCATAGGGCCTGTCACGGGCCTGTTAGACAAGTTCATAGAGGACAAGGATCAGAAGGCTGCGTTGGCGCATGAAATTGCAACAATGTCACAGAAATATGCGCAAGAAATTGCTCAGGGTCAGATGGCTATCAATCAGGTCGAGGCGGCCAACTCTAACCTCATGGTAAGTGGTTGGCGACCGTTCATTGGCTGGACATGTGGCTTAGGAATGTTTGGTAACTTTATTACCATTCCGTTTAGTAACTTTGTTTTGGCTCTACTTGAGTTAGACATAGTTATACCTCTGGTTCCTTTGGAGACCATGATGCCCGTGTTGATGGGAATGTTAGGCTTAGGTGCAATGAGAACTTACGAGAAAAAATCAGGGGTGTCTAAGTAGTGACAACTATGGAATTTGTAAATTCTACTTGGCCTATATTCATGGGCTTTATTACTTTAGTAATTGTGTTGGCTAAAATGCATGGAGATATTGAGACTATAAAAGAAAAAGTTCGTGTCCTGTTTGAATTATGGAATAAAAAAAATGACTGATAAAAAATCTACGGTTAATAAAGCAGGTAACTATACTAAGCCTACCATGCGTAAGAATCTTTTTAATAAGATTAAAGCTGGGACTAAAGGCGGTAAAGCTGGTCAGTGGTCAGCACGTAAGGCTCAGATGTTAGCTAGACAATACAAAGCTAAAGGTGGAGGGTACAAGTAATGCTAATTGAAATTGCAGCAGCGAATGCAGCATTTCAAGTCATCAAAGGAGCATTAGAAAACGGTAAAGAGCTTTACGATGTAGCAGAACAAGCCACTAAATATTTTGATAACAAATCTGCAATAGCTAAAAAGGCTGATCGCTCTGGAGGCTCTGATGAGCTTCAGTGCTTTATGGAGCTAGAAAAGATTAAAGAGCAGGAAGCATGGCTCAAAGACCACATGGTTTATGCTGGTCGTCCAGATATGTATGAGGACTGGTTAAAGTTTCAGTCTGAATGTAAACAAAAAAGAGAACGAGCAGAGCGTTTGCGTAAGCAAAAGAGAGCGGCTGATTTAGCGTTACTTGGATCAGCATTGTTGTGGGGAACAGGCGCTTTAGTGGTTCTTCCTTTTGTACTCTACGTAGCGTTTAAAGTATTTAAAATTGTATAAAGGAGAGTGCAAGCAATGGCTATTAGAAAACCACAGAAGTCTTTAAAAGCTTGGACAGCTCAGGACTGGGGTACTAAGTCTGGTAAGAAGTCTAGCAAAACAGGTGAACGGTATTTACCTAAGAAGGCTAGAGAGTCTCTAAGCTCTGCTGAGTATGCTCAGACAAGCGCAAAGAAACGTAAGGATACTAAGGCTGGTAAGCAGCACAGTCCACAGCCTAAGAAGATTGCAAAGAAAACTAAAAAATATAGAAAGGTATGATGCGCTTTATTGCAATAACACTACTATTATTTATACTGTCTTGGATGACTAAAAAGGAAGAGGAGATTCTAAATGGCAAGTCCTAGAAAAGGAAAGGCAAAAGTAAAAGTAACTTCTAGTGGTAAAAAGGTTAGCTATGGTCAAGCTGGTAAAGCTAAAGATGGTGGCCCTAGAGTTAAGCCGGGAACTTCTAAAGGAGATAGCTACTGTGCGAGGAGTTTAGGTATTAAGAAGCGTTTATCTAAAGCAAAGCAGAACGATCCTAATACTCCCAACAACTTGTCACGTAAGCGTTGGAAGTGTTCAGGCGCTAAGTCCAAGAAGTAAGGTTACTTAACTATCTTGACATCTAGGCGTTCTGCCTGTACTGCTTTTTGAGATACTTCTAAAACAAAAGATGAGTGCTTATGTAAAAGAGTTGTAATAATTTCGATGTTCTCTTCCATTAGTTCAATGCTGGCTAAGGCTGCTACAATTTCTGAATTGACACGCAAAGCCATAGCTAGTTTTGTTTCCGGTGTAATAAATATTTCTTCCATTTTATAATGCCTGTAATTGTTTTTCTAAAAAATTATGCAGAGAATCTAACTTTGTGTGTCCTTCTCTTAGAATAGTTCTGATATAGTTTTGAGTATACACATCTGAAAAAATTTTATTAATTTCTTTTTCAGGAAGAAAACTAAGCTCTGTGTTTATTTTTCCTTTGTCATCTATCAATACTTTAAAAGAAATTAAATTTCCTTCTTTCATATGGAATCTCCTTAACTAATATATCGTGTCTCTAAAAACATAAACACAACAATAAGAGAAGTTAAATTTGAAACTATAATAATTAATTTTTCTTTTATTATTTCTGCTGATGTTACTTGTGTTTCTGCGGGATAAAGATATAAGAACTTTGAAAAAATAATAAAATCATTTAAAAAATAAAACACAAGACTAGCAATAGATAGTACTGCGTAAAATGGTTGATCAAATATAAAATATAAAGCTGAACAAACTAATCCTATAACAGAGGTAACTACTAATAAATCATTAGGTAAATTTTTACTTACGAAGGCTAATAACTTCATTATAAATCCTTTAATATTTCTTTATATTCTATGTAATCTAATTTTTCTTTTTTAGACTTCTTTGATTTTTTTAATTCTTTAACATGTTTGGTATTACTTTTTTTCGTATACTTATTTCTCCTTTCACTCTTTAAATCTAAATAATTTTTATCCATCATTGCTTGTCTCTTTGTAATTTACAGCAGTAAGAAACTCAAGTAATTTATTTTCGTACCAATCTGCTTTCTTTAAATCTTCTATTCCGTTTTTGTATGGAAACCTCCAGCGGTACTTCAAGCTGTTTCCTCGTAAGTAGCCTATAAACTCTTCTTCTGTCAGCATTGCTTCTATGCCGTCGATGCACTCAATACCTCCTTTATTGTAATGTGCAGGATTATTAACTACGCTATCTACGTCTCCACTACTTTTACTAGTTGCTGTTTGTAACCATTTTACAGATTCCCAATCTTCTGGTTTAGCTTCGTTAATTTTATTTTTTGTATGTCGCTTCATTTCCATTCCTCCGGGAAAGTTTTTTCAGAAAACCATAGAATTTTATTTTTATCAGCCCATTCTGAATGACTTAGTTTGGTTCCGTTTTTGCGACGACGCGCTTGAGGCATTGGCGCAAAGGGGGAAGCAAACAAAAATACTAGTTCAGTATCTTCAGGTAATACTTTAGTAATCCAGATATATTTGCTGTACTCTGCATGATCCCAAAATCTTCCTTTAGATTCTAATAAAATCTTACGACCATCTACAACTCTAATAAAATCTGGGTTGTACGTATGCTCTACAATGTAAGGAACTTTTTCAGAATGAAGATCCCAATTTTTTAAAATAGATTTATGTAACTGAGATTCCCATTTAGAATCGTATCCTTTCGGAACCTCTTTCTCAACAGGTCGTTTTACTCTAGGAGATCTTTTACTCATCTAAGACTTCTTTTAATGTTATACTTTCAATAGTTTTAGATTTATCTTTCTTCAACAAAGACAATACTCTTTTCTTAAACCACTTATAAGTATAGGAATTTAATCTGCGTTGACCTACAACAGTGTAATACTTTTCTGTAGGAAGCATTTCTAATTTTTCAAGTACTGTTTTATTATTATCAGGAAGAATATCTTCTAACCAATCTAATGATAAAGAAACTATCTTATAGTTTAACCTTTGCTTTTTACTTTTTATAACCATACTTCTTGTACCTTTGGTTCGCTTACAATTTTTGTAAAATACACATATCCTTTAGAGTAGTTAAACACTCTTATTGAAGGGTAGCATCTAAACTTATGAGGACAGTAACTACAATTCTTATCTAACTTTAAGTTACCTGACTTACCTTCTGGAATAGGATCGTAACATTTTTCAGGAGGACTTTCTTCTTCTAAAGATTTTCTAATCTTTGTAATCAAATTAAAGCTGTTAGGCTTATCTAATTCTTCAGGACGATGTAGTACTAACTCACCGCTTTCTTTATTAATAACAAGGAAGCCGCCATTGCTTGTGCCTTCAGCTTCTTCGTATCCAGATAACTGAGCAAGGTATCCAAAAGGATCGTCATCAGCTAACGTACCTTTTTTAAATTTATTAAATGCAAAGTTAGAAGCTGTTTTAATATCTATAATTTCATTGTCAATTTTACAATCAATATGCCCCTTTACTCCATTAAGATTTACTTGCTTCTGCTTGTCTGTTGCTTTATGCCCAGCTAATTCTACCAACAATAAAAGAACTTCTTCTAAGATATGACCATATAAAAATTTAATAGGTAAAAACGAATCTTCATTTTTATTTTTACTAGGATACTTTGCATCATACCACATACGCCTTAATGGTCTACCTATACCAGACATTCGGATGCTATCTTTATTTACATCTTGAGCCTTAGACCAATGACGTAAAACATCTTTCATACTTTCTCCAAAAGAATTAATTGTATCTTCTGAAATTTTTAAAGATTTATTATTTGTCAAAGGCTCTATACTTTTATAGATATCGCCCACCAAAGTATCAAGATTTTTCATTTCTTTCCTTATAAAGATTTTCATAAAAGTCTGCAACCTGTCTAATCTGTAAAGGGGTTGCTTGATTTTTTATAGAGTTAGCCATCATAGAAACAATAATAATATTGTCTTTAGTATAGCCTTGTGTATTGTCAATTCTATCTATTGATGGAGAGTTATACCATGTCTCTCTACCTACTTGAAATTTAATATGTAATATGGGGCATAACAAAGGCATGTCAATATCTTCAAAACATAAATCAAAATAAATATTTTTTTTCTTTGCTCTTGTTCTTGTTGTTCGTATTAACGTTAAAATATATGCTCTACCATTAGGCATTATTTCTTTTTGTAAATATCTTTGTCTTCGTTTACTAGCTTTATCATTAGTGGGTTTCACTCCAGTTTTCTCCTACTTTATATTCACCATCTAAAGGGCATCTTAAATTAAAAATAGAACTAACTTCTCTGATAGCTGAAACTCCAGAACTTCCTATTGTTTCTACATAATCTTCAGCAACTTCTAACTGCCATTCATCGTGTATGTTAGCTACAAAATAAGCAGGGTAGTTATTATTTTTAATCTTGTTGTTCAGCAATACTAAACCTTGTTTCATTACTATAGCTCCTGCGCTTTGAAGTAAGGTATTCAAAGAAGCATGTTCATGTCTTATTTTAACTTTTCTACCGTCTAATCCTTTAAGGTATCCTTTTGACGCCGCTCTTTCAGCTCTACCTTTAAGAGTTGCAAGTGATGGGAGATTAGATAGAAAACGTTTTCGTAATTCTTTACCATCTCTTCTACTTCCTTTAACCACTTCTCCAAGCTTACCATCTCCTGCTCCGTATAAAAACGCATAGATGAAAGTCTTTGCCTGATTTCTTGATTCAAGTCCTGCAAGTTTTTGATTTGCTGTGTGTATATCTCCTGTGAGTATTTCATTAGTATATTCCTCATCATTCATATAATGTGCAAGCATTCTTAATTCTAACCCAGAAGCATCAATACCAACAAGCTTATAATTATTAGGTACAATCCAACAACTCCTGCAATCTTTTCCGTATGGGCTATAGCTTGCTGGAATCTGAGCCATGTTAGGTTTAAAGTGTGACATTCTTCCAGTAACTGCACCGTTAGAAACAACGTACCCATGTACTCTATTGTCTTCTTTTAGATTATCAAACCAAGAGTTTACTTGAGCAATTCTTTTTTGCAACATTAAAAATGTACCAATTAAGTTTGCTTCTGGAATATCTTTAACAGTTTTTAAAGTTCTTTCATCTACTTTAGGCTGACCATTAGGAGTAAACTCTTTAGGCTTCCAACCAAAATCCTGTAAGTATTCTCCTATTTGTTTTCTAGAATTAAGATTAAACTCTTCTAATTTTTTCCTATCAAACGGAAACAGCATAGTCTCTTTAGACTTTTTTAAAATACTTTCGTACTCTTCAGTAGTTAACCCAGATTTAGAAAGCTCACCATTTTGTTTCATTCTAGGAACAACGGTCTTTATAGTTATCAATTTAGGTTTAAATACTGTTTTAACTGTGTCTTCAATAGTTGTTTTTCTTTCATTTAACTCAGCCAACAATACAGTTGCTTTAGGAACATCAAACAAAAATCCATGCTTCTCTTGATCCTTCAACACTAAAGATACTTCATGCTCTAGATTAATAGACTTCTGATCAAAATCAGATAACTCTTTAATAAGTTCTTCAAATACTAAAGCATTTAACTCTACATCATTTACACAATACTTTAACATGTCAAGACTGTACTCTGTAAATCCTGTTTCCTGCATGTCTCCTTTTAAAAAATCTAAAGTAAAACCCCACTGCCTTAAGCTATGACCTCCTCTTTCTGGATTAGCTAAACGTGATAAAACTAATGTGTCAATTATCTTTTTATTTTTAAAATTTATATCAGTCAATCTTTCTAGTACAGGAATATCAAAGCCTAATATATTATGACCTACTAGTAACGTTGCTTTTTCAAGCAGCTTTAAACCTTCTTTAATAGATGAAGGATCAAACTTAAAAATTTCTTTAGTGTCTAAATCTTTAGCTACAATACACCATATTTTTGTAGCTTGTAACCCATCAGTTTCTATATCAAAAACTAGTTTCATAGTGTCACCCATACATAAAGAAATAATAAAAATATAACGGCAGATGTTTTAATATAAGTTCTTTCGTTCTCACTTAACTCACCCGCCGTCATGTCTTCCCAAACCCCTTTAATTAAAGAGGTCAATCTGGCTAAGATGTTTCTGCCTTTGTCCCGCAATAAACGCATGTGATTCTCCTTTAGGTAGTATGTATTTCAAAACAGTTTCAAAGCATTCAACCCTCCACTCATCGTTATAAAAATCTTCTTTATGGTCAGCGTTTTCAGGATCATACCCACTGAATGTTTCAAGTAATCCCACATAGGATTCTTTAACAAACTCTATACCGATTGCATCTACTGTGTCCCAGTCTATATCAAATTTCATTTTCTTCTCTTGCTTTATAAATTTCTTCCCATGTAAAAAACTTCCCAGTCTTATCGTTGTAAACACCTTCTAAGTCTGTTGTTCTTTCAGCGGTATCAATTAAACAATCAATAATATCTATGTCAACTTTCATTTTGCATCCTCTTTAATCTTCACTAGGAACGGCATGATTAAATCTACAGCTTCATCCAAAGCACATTTGTATCCAAATATATAGTCATCAGGATAACCACTTAAATCTTGTTCTTTAAGCGTCATTAACTCCCATATTAATTCTTTCTTATTCATCCGTTCACCATCTCATCTTTTATAATTAACTCCACAGTTACGTCACCGTCAGGGTAAAACGCATACGCTGCAAGAAGACAGTCTCTTAGGCTTAGTATTTCTCTGAGCTGTTCTTCTGGGTCGTCATAGTCCTTAACGGTAGTAAAACAAGCAAGCATAGTCTTTCTATTTGAAAGTTTCTGGATGCCATCAATACAAACAATGCCCCTTGTATAAGCCTGAAGAATATAGTCTGCGTCTAGGTCAATCTTTACTTCGGTTCCTTCAGCAGGTACATGAGTACCAAGCTCTAGTCCATGCCTAGCAAGAACACCTTCTATTTCCGTCAACTGTTTTTTACCTATGTTGCGAGTTTTTAAAACCTGTTTTTCTGTTAACTTAACAAGCTCACTAACTAAAGTAATTTTCTCAGCGTGAAGACAATTTGTGGAACGTACCGACAGCCCTAGCTCCTCTATCTTTTTATATAACATATCGTTCATGATAGCTCCTCAGCTTCTTCATTATATAAATCAATCGTATCTTCAATAGCTTTATAAACTAACTGTATAAACCTTTCGCTTTCAAAAATATCATCTAACTTTTTTTCAATTAAGATTTCTAAACTTGTTTGTAGTCCTTTGTCTATACTTGGCAGAGGTTCTACTGTTTTAAAAACTAAGTCGCTCATGGTAGTTCCTCTATCTTGGCTTGTACATAAGAATTAAATTCTTCTTCAGTAATTATATTAGCTTCTAAAGCTTTCTCAAATATCTGTAAAGCTTTATCGTATACGCTTTCTTCTAATGCTTCTCTATAATGACAGCTCATTTTATACTCCAATTAAAAAGGGATATCTGAAAATTCTAAAGTATCTTTATCTGTTAAAGGAACTTCGTTTAATCTGCCTGTTTCTTCATCATACAAAAGCTGAGCAGCTAGACCTACGTTACCTGTATAGCGAGACTTTAGAACTCTTACTCTTGTAGTCTTAGACTCTACTACATCATTAGATTGTTGGTTTCTTTCTAATGCAATAATAGAATCAGCTACATGAGCAATACCTGCTGACCCTCTAATGTGGTGCATCTTAACTTCAGCACCGTTTTCATGTCCTTCAGTAGATCCTCTGTTCAAGTGAGATACACATATCATACCTGCGTTAGTCTCTGCTGCTAAACTTCTTAGGTTTGTCATTAGATTATCAATCGTTCTTCTTTCATCAAGAGTATCAGAACCTGAAACAAACATGTGCAAGTGATCCACTATAATCCATTTGCAATCGCAACCTATAATCATAAACCTTAGCTTAGATAAAGTTTCTTCAATGCTGTTAACACCAAAGTGAGCATGTATAAATATTTTATCTTCTGACAATACTTGATTATATAAAACACTTAGTTGTTCTTCATCGTACTTATCTCTTACTTCTGCTAAATGAAGCTTATCATTTGCTGCAACAGAAACAATACCGTCTACAGTTCTTCTCCAATCTTCTTCTAAAGCTATGATACCAATCTTGTCAGGACTATTAGTTATCAGATGATGTGTCAACTCTCTAGTCACAGCACTCTTACCTAACCCTGTACCACCCGCAACTATTAACAACTCTCCCTGCCGTATCCCAATTAACTTTTCATTTAAGCCTTGCCAAGGATACTCAACTGAAGCATTCACATCTCTGTGTAGCCATTCATCTAGCTTTTCTGAAGCTCTAATAATTCCTGTAGGAGTAAAGGTACGTGCCGCCCAGAACGCTGCTGTAAATTCTTGATAGGCGTTCTGTTTGAGCATGTCATTAGCATCCTTAAATCCTACAGGAAGAGTCATGATCTTAGCTTTGTTAGGTTTAAACAATGTTGCAACTTTAGTAGCTGCTTCTGTACCAGCTTTGTCATTATCAAAACAAATAATTACATTGTCGTATGTCTCTAAAAATTCTAAGTTCTTTTTAATATCTGTGGTTGCTGACTGAGCACCATTCTTAATAGATACACAAGACCATTTACTACCTGTAAGTTCGTAAGCTGCCATAGCATCACACTCACCTTCAGTAATCGTAATATACTTTCCACCTGTTTGACAGATTGACTGACCAAACAAACCCGCAGACTGTATCTTACCTTGAGCTACAAACTTCTTAGTTTTTACTTTACGAATTTTGTAGCCTACTAACTCTCGATCACAATAGTATGGGTAGTAATGCTCATTGATGTTACCTTCAGTATCGAATGTAACTCTTACATTATATTTCTTAGCTGTCTCTTCCCTAATCTTACGGTCAGTTAAATTGCTAAAGATGCCAATGTAATCATCCTTAGAAAAGTGAACAACATTATTCTTAGGTTCTTGTGCTACTACACTACTTAACTTATTAGTTTCTGTTTTATAAGGTTCTTCAAAATCTTTCATAAAATCTCCACAACTAAAACACTTTGCTGATCCATCGTCATTGATACTCACAGCGTCTGAACTTTTACACTTAGGACATGCTACATGAAACTTAACGAATGCCACTACAGCTCTCCTTTTCTAAACAACCAAAGCATATCATCTTCTACAGACTCTACAATTTGCTTTGTTAAAAATGTATTAGGTTCTTTATTTAAAACTTTACCATTTAGTATTACCTCTCCAATTTCAATTCCTTCAGGCCATCCCACAGAAGAATCTCCGGGATCTATTGTATACTCAGCCGTTGCTTTAACCTTATGATAACCAATATTAAAATGTGTAATCATTATATAATCTCCTTGTATGACACAGTGTTAAGCTTATAAAAGTCTTTAGAGTCACACTCAATGTAGACTTCAGCTCCACATGACAAAGGTTTATTACGAGAATACACAATTCTGGAAGGCCCTGTTATATTAACTTCATCTGTGTAGTAAGTCTTACCACCCATCTTTATAGTTAATACAGGCTTATAGGAAGGATTTGTTTCTAGTACTTGCTTTCTATTATGTTTGATATGATGTTGATTAACATGAACGATTGCTTTCACTCTGCTTCTCCTAGCAAAAAAAAAGTTTGGAGGTGTCCCCGAGAATAGGGACGCCCTCCGAACGTTCGTCTAACTTATTCTAAAGATACTTCCTCCTCTTCTACAAGTAAAGTTTCTTCTGTCTCTTCAACAATCAAAGCATCTTCTGTTAAATTACTTTGAATACTACTGTTCAAAGACATGGCAGCAGCTTCTAAAATAACTACTTTCTTACGTAGCATTTGAATCTCTGCTTGTACTTCAACTAAATGATTAAAGGCTGTCTTAGCATCGTAGTTTAAAAGCTCTACGTTATACTTGTTTTCTCCATCAATATAAGTCCAATTACTCATTAAAATTCCTCGTCTTCAGAAGTGATTTCTTTGATGCCTAGTTCAGCACCATCTGGTGAACTATCTCCGTAAGCTACAAGTTCTAATACTTGAACAGCTTGTAAGTCTAAACCTTGAAATTCTCCATACTGGTTACTTACATCCCATGGTTTATATTGAACACGTACTCTTGAACCATTACCAATCAGTTCATTCATAGGTTCTTTATCTTTATTAACTAATTTAGGTACAGAATTTTTTACTCCTTTCTTGTTTGTAACTTTTCGTTTAATAACAATACAAGGCCCTTCTTCTAGCTGCTTAACTTTAAATCCTTTAGCAGCAAATTCTTGTGCTTCTTGATCGTCAATAACTAAGTTGATTGTATACACTGGGTCAAACTTAATGTTAGGTACACTAACTGATGCCCAATAAGCTTTGCCTTCGATAACTGCCATGTTGTAATTCCTTAATTAAGTGGTTTGTCAATACTATAGAGTCTAAATAGACCTGTCAAGCTTTTTCTTTGTTTATTTTCTCCAACAATAGTATACTTAGTAACCATCATTAAAAAAAAATATGAAGCAGTTTAATCACATGCTTAGGTGAACTAAGGTTATGCTGCAATTCTAAAGACAGGCTGAGTCTGAATTACCTTACGAACTTTCTCAGATGCTTGCACCTGTAAAGAAGAAATCGTATGAGGTGATTTGCTTTCACGCATGTTCTGATGATGCGTACTCCAGTCAGTCATTGTGTTATACAGAGCTAACAGATTGCTACCAAGAGAAGGAGAGTACTCTTGCTTATAAAGATTCCAAAGAGTTTTCAAAGAACTTTTCTTACGTTCATGTCCATTCTTAGTCTTCGTAGCTTTGTCTAACATTTCTAGAATATTAGATGCTGTATCAAACGGAGAATTGTTTACAGTATCTATACCTGCAATAGCATGTCTGTTCTCTGAGAGAGTAGCAAGAACTTGAAAGGCTTGCTTGTCTGAGACAGTAACCTGTCGGTATTGATTCCAAAGCTCACCTTCTTTCATAAAAGATTCTAAACAATTACCTAGCTCAGCTACTGCACCTTCAATGTTTGAATGCTTTGTATGTCTTCGTCGAGACACAGCAGTCACAGTTCCAATAACCTGAAGGTTACAACAGATCATTCTCCATGCTCCTAGCTCAAAGATAGAGGGCCATGAGCCATCAAAGCTATTACGGCCTACCATTTCCATTACAGTCTCATCACCTTCTCCTGTCTGTACTGTGTGAGCAGGGAAGCGATACCTAGCATACGCTCTCCCACCACCGTGAGATACTGATATCTCTCTACTTAAACCTTCTAAGTTTAATGTAGAATTAACAATCATATCTTCCATGTAACCAAACTGATCAGCATGTGAGTCAGTATTTTTATAGTTTCTACCAACTATAGATAACGGCTCGTTAGTATGATCATTCATAAGCAATACACGCTTGTGATACTTAGACATACCAGTACCTTCTGTTTTCATATCATCATAGAACAAAGGCAAAGTGTATGTTCCAAAGGTTACACTTTCTGGCAACGATCCTAAGTCTTCAATGATCTGCTGTCGCTTGTTACTTCTTGATGTAAATGTAGCTACTGTGTTCATTATATTTCCTTTATTTTCTAGTTGAGTGAGTGAAACCCCACAGGATTGAGGGGTTTTAAACACGAAGTTACTTAATGGTATAACTAAACTTATCAAGTTTATCTTGATACTGTACATGTCTTATGAGTCCTTCGGCTGCTAAGTCCCACTCTCTTTTATGCAACCCATTTACTAACCGCTTCTTTAGTTTGCTTCCACTAGATAAACCTAGTAGCTGGCTAACTGTAGTCCATCCTAAGTCTTTAGGATTAGCGTGATCTCTTAACTTATTTCTAAGAAAGGTAATCTTCTCTTCATAAGACAAACTTGGTTCAATTGTTGGTTTCATTTTTAATTTTATCCTCCTCCTCATATATTGCTATTCGTTTCTTAGATTCTTCTTCATTCATTTTAAACCTACCAAATGAAAGTATAACTGAAGTTATTAAATTATTATAATACATAGTTCTACTAGGCTCTTCAGCATACATAGCTCTTCGCTCTAAGTATTTTAATAAAGACTTTGTAATAGCAGGTGTTGAACTAATGTAAGTTAACATGTCTAACTTACAATCTAATACTTCAACAGCAACTATAACTTCATGTAACTTTTCTTCTAAGTAACTCAGTTCTGATATCTCATCTAACTCTTCTAGTTCTAATAATATATTATTTAAAGAACCCATTGTAACACTCCATTAAAGTTTAAGATTAAAAGAAGTACCTTTAAAACCTAGCAATTAGTAGCAATAACGTTTTAAAGATACTTCAGTAAAGTAAAACTACTAAAATATTTTAGCATATTTTAGTAGTAAAGTCAATGACTAGTTCACACTTATTTATTGCACCTTCTTAATAGATAGCTTGCTGCTGATCAAGTCTATGTTTTTCTTCGTAGACTCTAAACTATCTAAAGCTTTTTGCTGAGTGTCATAGACTTCTAACGACTCCCATATTCTAGAGTCTGAGCTATACAAATTAACAGCTATGTATACAAATTTCATAAGCCTACTTCCCTTGCTAACCACATTACATTGACTGCTTTGTTTGGATGACGCTTAACTTTTCCGTCTACTATTTTATAATAGTAACCATACATAGCTTCTGAAGGCTTAGTTTTACAAACAAGAATCTGATCTTCTTCGTTAAAGTTTCTAAGAAAACCTTTTAAAGTTTTACTCATCCACCACATTTCAATGTTTGCTCTAGCTTTAGTTGCATAATACATATTATTATCCTTTGTTAATTTCAAAAATGTAACGATTCTCTGATACTTTATAAAAAGTATAGCGACCTTTACAATAAACATTAGCTGCTGCACCTACTCGACTGTACATTTTATCACCAGTTTTACACTTAACTTCAAACCAATGACCACGTTTCATAGGTGCTAGTAACTCTCTCCAGTTTGATGCTGGCTGAGTATTTCTTTTAGGTGCTGGACGATTAGTAATTACTTTTAATTTTAAAATGCTCATGTTATTTCCTTTGATAGATTTCATTATTTAGTTCCTGTTACAGTTGCATTAGAGCTAACCCAAACTTTATTTATAAGTTTATAAACTTCTAAAGTTTGATCTTTTATTTCTTTATTACGAACTACTGTAGTCCCACTAACCTTATAATGTTTTGCAATTACATCATTATTAGGATTTTTATTTGTTATAACAATGTTATCTCCTCTTGTGAAATGTTTAGTAAACCCTTGAATAGTATCAGATAATGTCCAGATATTAGATACTGAGTAAGCTCGTCTTGCATAATACATTTTATTCTCCTGATAAATCTTCAATCTTTATTAAAAACGGCATGATTAAATCTATAGCTTCATTCAAAGCATCTCTATATCCAATCTTAAATTCAAAATCATAATTATCTAGATCTTGTTCTTTAAGAACCATTAACTTCCATATTAATTCTTTCTTATTCATTACTCTACCTCATCTATAAATTTAATTTCTTTACCATAACCAAAACAATATATAATAACTTTATCTCCTTTATCATCTGTTATAATTACATCCCAGTTAGGATCAGAATCAGATCCTTTTCTTTTAGTACACTTCTTTAAAGTAACGCTAACTGCACTATGTACAAAAGTTCTTGTTCCTATTGTCATATCATCTCCTGTAGTTTTAAAAAAAATTGAAGCCCGTAAGGGTGAGGGGTTTAATTTTTTTGATACCTATCTTGCTCCAACAATAGTATATCTAGAAACTTATTTTTAAAAAAACTGAACAGTTTACAGACATGTTCAGGTCTTTCTAATACTAAAGTAAATGCTGATCTCTATGATCATATAGATCTAATATCAGCTCTG